GGTTGTGGTGGATCAGGTGGTGGTGGACCAGGATCAAAATCAACTGGACCAAGTCCCTCTGTACCTAAAGGAGTATCAGGAGATCCAGGAACAGGTGGAGGAGGTGGCGGAGCTAACGCAACACCAGGAACACCAGGTCAAGCAGGTGGTTCAGGTGGAGGTGGAGCTGTCGTAACAAAAGAATTAGATAAAGCAAGTGGTGTGTGGTCAATGCAATCACAATTTCAAGCCAAGTCTGCAGGAACATGGCCAAAGTTTCTTTTCTCAATAGATTATATGGTAGTAGCCGGCGGTGGTGGTGGTGGTAATGATGACGGCGGTGGCGGTGGAGCTGGAGGTTATAGAGCTTCAGGTTATGGCCCTGCTCCTCTTCAGGCATCCGCATTAAAATTAACACCAGGTCCTTATACAATTACAGTTGGCGGTGGTGGGACAGGAGCAGTTCATACTCCTGCTGCACAAGCAACAAATGGACAAGATTCAGTATTTTCAACTATAACAGCAACCGGCGGTGGTTTTGGTGGACGAACTCCACAAGCTGCTGGTAATCCAGGAGGTTCTGGTGGTGGAGGAGCTGCAACAGCAGCAGCAGGTTCAGCAAGTCCTCCAGGTCAAGGACAACCAGGTGGAGCAGCTAGTCCAGGACCTAACTTTGCTGGTGGTGGTGGTGGAGCTACGCAAGCAGGTTCTGCTGGTTCAGGTAGTGCACCTAGTCCAGGAGTAGGTGGTCCAGGTGGAGATGGCGCACCAAACACAATTACAGGTTCTGATATAACTTATGCTGGTGGTGGTGGAGGTGGTGCTTTTGGCTCTCCTTCTCCAAAAGGTACAGGTGGAGCCGGCGGCGGTGGTAATGCAGGATCTACTCCAGGTGGACAAGGATCTCCAGGCACAGCAAACACTGGCGGTGGCGGTGGAGGAGGTTCTACAAACCCTACTCCTGGAGGATCTAGAGATGGAGGTGCTGGTGGACCAGGAATTGTAATCGTAAGAGGTCCAAGTGCGGTGACTTTTGCAGGTACCCCTTGTGCAGCATTTACAGGATCAACTCATCCAGGTGGTGATAAAATAGGTAAATTTACAGCTTCTGGTACATTGACAATATCTTAAAAAATGTTGTATTAAGTTCATAAATACATATGAACCTTACAAATTATTTTTGGTATTTTCAATCCGTAATTCCAAGTCGTATCTGTGATGACATTCTACGCTATGGAAAACAATTACAAGACAATTTAGCTACTACAGGTGGTTATGGCGACGTTAAAAAATTAAATCAAAAACAAATTAAAGATTTAAAAAAGAAAAGAGATTCTAATATTGTTTGGATGTCTGATCGTTGGATTTATAAAGAAATTCAACCCTATGTTAATCAAGCTAATCAATCTGCTGGTTGGAATTTTCAATGGGATTGGTCTGAGTCTTGTCAATTTACAAAATATAATAAAGGCCAATATTATGATTGGCATTGTGATGGTTGGGATAAACCTTATATAAGACAGCAAGGTGATCCATCTCATGGTAAAATAAGAAAATTATCTGTAACCGTGTCTTTATCTGATCCTAAAGAATATAAAGGGGGTGAATTAGAATTTGACTTTAGAAATTTAGATCCCGATAAAAAACCTAATATTAGAAAGTGCACAGAAATTTTACCAAAAGGATCTTTAGTTGTATTTCCTGGGTTTGTCTGGCATAGAGTATGTCCAGTTAAAAAAGGATCAAGACATAGTTTAGTAATGTGGAATTTAGGCTGGCCCTATAGATGAAGAATAAAAAATTAAAACAAAAAAGAAGAAAAGAAAAAACTAAAATAACTTTTCCTCAACAATTAACTAGAGAAGAGTTTTTTAAATGTCCTATATGGTTTGCGGATGAACCTGCATTTGTAAATAATTTAAATAAAGCATCTGACTCTTATATTGAAGTAGCAAAGAAAAATTTAAAAAAAGATATAAATAAAAGAAATAAAGAGTTTGGAGACAAAGGGGATATGGGATATGTATTTCACTCAAGTACTTTAATTGGAGATCCTAATTTTAATCAATTAACTAATTACATAGGTGCAACAGCTCATAACTTACTAGGTGAAATGGGTTTTGATTTAACTCAATATCAAGTATTTACTACAGAAATGTGGGTGCAAGAATTTGCTAAAAAAGGAGGTGGTAACCATACATTACACACTCATTGGAATGGTCATATTTCTGGGTTTTATTTTTTAAAAGCTAGTAAAAAAACATCAATGCCTATATTTGAAGATCCACGAGCAGGTAATATGATGAATCTTTTACCAGAAAAAGATAAATCAAAAGTTACTTATGCAAGTTCTCAAATAAATTATGAGGTTAAACCAGGAAGAATAATATTCTTTCCCTCTTATATGCCACATCAATATGTGGTAGATATGGGGTATGAACCCTTTAGATTCATACATTGGAACTGTCAAGCTATACCGAAAGGAGTATTAAATGTCGTTCAAAAAAAATAAATATAGTATTTTAAAAAATGCAATTAATAAAGAAATGGCTGAATTTTGTTTTGCCTATTTTTTAAACAAAAGAAAAATAGCAAGATTTTTGTTTGATCAAAAATATATATCTCCTTTTACAGAGTACTGGGGAATATGGAATGATGAGCAAGTACCTAATACTTATTCACATTATTCAGATACAGTAATGGAAACCTTATTACAAAAAGTTCAACCCGTTATGGAAAAACATACCGGACTTAAATTAAGTCCTACTTATTCTTATGCTAGAATGTATAAGAAAGGAGACATATTAGCTAGACACAAAGATAGATATTCTTGTGAAATATCAACTACATTAAATTTAGGTGGTGATCCATGGCCAATTTATTTAGACCCAACAGGTAAAGAAGGCCAAGCTGGTGTTAAAGTAGATCTTAAACCAGGGGATATGTTAATATATTCTGGATGCGATCTCGAACATTGGAGAGAAGAATTTACAGGTAAAAATTGTGCTCAAGTATTTTTACACTACAATAAAAAAGGTTCTAAACTAGCTAAAAAAAATGAGTTTGATAGTCGTCCGTTTTTGGGATTACCTGCTTGGTACAAAGGCTTTACATTACCTAAGAAATAGCATAAAATTAATAATGTGTGGGAGGTACACCACCAATTACCTATCTCCCATGCACTTTAAGCAATCTATACAAGTCAATAACTAAATATTATAATAGTTATATGCTTAGAAAAGTAAATTTCATTCCTGGCTATAATAAACAACTAACCCCTTCTGGAGTTGAAGGAGGATGGATAGGTGGAGACTATGCCAGATTTAGATACGGTTTACCTGAAAAGATAGGGGGATGGGAAGAGAGTCAAACAAACACGCTTCCCGGCGCTGGTCGTAAACTTTTTTCTTGGTTTGACACACAAGGAAATAGATGGACTGCCGTAGGTACTAATAAAATTTTGGCTGTATGGTTTGAAGGAGAATTTCATGATATTACCCCTTTAGATAGTTCTTTACAACAATCTGGAGTTACTATTACTACTACCAATAATTCATCTACAGCTACTCTTACTTTTTCAGGCGCTACAAATTTAGAAGATGGTATGGTTATTATGTTAGATAATGTAACGATGCCAGGCTCAGGTACCAGCATTACAGCTGCTGCTTTAGAAGATAAAAAATTTGAAGTATTAACAACACCAACAGGTACTACTATTACTATAACGTTGCCTTCTACTGAAACAGGAGCCGGTATAACAACCAGCGGCTCTATGACAGTTAAGGTTTATTATCGAATAGGAAGCTCTACTCAAACTTATGGCTATGGATGGGGAACAAGCTCCTGGGGTAATGGAGGATGGGGTGATGCTTCAACATCAACACAAGTAATTTTACAACCTGGACAATGGCAACTAGATAACTTTGGTTCTTTATTGTTAGCAACTATAAGAGGGGGTAAAACTTTTCAATGGGATCCAGAAAATGTTGACGTTCCTACTGCTGTAGCTACACGAGCCACGGTGGTAACTAGCGCACCTACTGCATCAGAAACTATGATTGTATCTGAAAAAGATAGACACGTTATTTTATTTGGAACTGAAACAACAATAGGAAATACAGGTACTCAAGACAAAATGTTTATAAGATTTTCTGACCAAGAAGATAGAAATGATTGGGTTCCTACATCTACCAACACGGCTGGAACGATGAGATTATCTTCAGGTTCAGAAATAAGAGCAGCTATTCAAGGACGAGACTTTGTATTTGTTTTAACTGATAAAGCTGCTTATGTAATGCAGTTCGTAGGACCACCTTTTACTTTTTCTGTTAGACAAGTAGGTACTAACTGTGGAGTCATAGGGCATAATGCAGTCGCGTTTGCTGATGGTAAAGTATTTTGGATGGGAGATGCCGGTGGATTTTTTATGTTTGATGGTACTGTTAAAAATTTAACATGTAATGTCGAAGATTATGTGTTTCAAGATATTAATTATACTTCAGGTCAAATTGTTGCAGCAGGAGTAAATAACTTATTTAGCGAAATTACTTGGTTTTATCCTACAGAAAATAGTAGCACTATTAATAGATATGTGGCATTTAATTTTACTGAAAGTGGCCCAGTTCCAGGAGGAGTATGGACTACAGGAAGTTTAGCCAGAACCGGATGGGTAGACTCTGATGTGCAACCTAAACCGTATGCTATAGAATATTTATCTGCTACTCATACTTCTGATACTCCATTAATTTATGGAAACACAGAAGGAATAACAAAAATGTATAAACATGAAACAGGAAATAATGCTGTTACTGCTACAGGTACTTCTACTGCTATTGCAGCCTATATACAATCAGGCGATTTTGATTTAGATGTAGATGGAGATGGAGAATATATAATGAAAATTAGAAGATTTATTCCTGATTTTAAAACTTTAACTGGCACTGCTAAAATTTCAATGAATCTTAAAGACTATCCAGCAGATAGTGAAACAGCTTCGGGATTAAGTCCAGTCTCTATTACTTCTGCTACTACTAAAGTAGACTTAAGAGCTAGAGCAAGATTAATTAATTTAAAAGTAGAGAACGACGGTAAGAATGAGACTTGGAGATTCGGTACTTTTAGAGCAGATATACAACCAGACGGGAGAAGATAATGGCTAAAGTAACTGTACAGTTTCAAGAACCTACAGAGGATTATGATCCCTCTAATCAAAGACAAATTAAATTTAAAATGGAAGAACTTAAAACGCAGCTTAATACATCATATCAAAGAACAATTGAAAATGATTCCCAAGCGTTTCAATGGTTTAATGTAACTTATGGCTAAGAAAAAAGGTTTGTATGGAGTTAATACTTATGTTAAAAAAAGTAGAAAAAAAATTCATCGACATAAAAAACGTCTTTCAAAATCGGAGAAACGGTCGTATAAAAAATATCGAGGGCAAGGTAGATAATGGCAATACAATATAAAAATGCACGATTTAGTTTAACAGGCACAGGTCAAACTACAGTTCTAACTTTAAGTGTAAGCTCAAGAGCTATTTTACAAAATATTCAAACTGAAAATGTTAGTAGTGGAACAACTACCGTTACAGCACATGTTTATGATGCTACTGCAACAAGTACATCTCAAATTACCACTACAAAAATAAGCACTATGGCTACAGTAAATTTAGCTAAAGGACCTATAGTTTTAGAAGAAAGTGATGCCTTGAAATTACAGGCAGGCACTGGTAATGTAATAAAAGGAATGATCTCTTACGCATTATTAACAGGAGATCAAGGAACGGCATAATGACAGACCCAATAAAAATACCTGCAAAGGTTAAAGAAATAGTAAAGAATAAAAGAACTGGTAAGGTATACGCAGATAAAGCAGAATTTGATGCTGATGTATCTAATCCTAGTACTGATACTACTTCTGATGATTTTAGACAGGACATTGAAATAACAGTTGCATCTTTGGAAGTATTTGGTAAAACCAAATAATGCAACCCTATGGTGGAACTGAAATTCAACTTGATTATCTAAAAAAATATTGTCCCAATCATTGGGATTCCGTACAAATTACCACTTCGGTTCCAGAAAAAGAACCTCTTCATCCTGTTCGATCTAATCTTCTATGGCTTAAAAATTCTTTTGACCAACCTAACATTGCTCCTTGGTTTTCTAATCCTAAAAACCATACCAAATATGATTGGTATGTATTTAATTCCCATTGGAATTATGAAAAATTTAGATATATGTTCAAATTGGAGTCCCCTAATTGTCTAGTTATTAAAAATGGTATTGATTATGATGAGCTTGTTATTAAGAAAAAGCAGGAAAAGAAAGATAAAATTAAATTAATTTATTTTTCTACTCCTTGGAGAGGCTTGGAAATCTTACTTAATTCGATGGAACAATTAAAAGAGAATAAAAATATTACTTTAGATGTTTATTCTAGTACTCAAATTTATGGAGATAGCTTCAAAGAACAAAATGATAAACTTTATCAGCCTCTATATGATAAATGTAAAGCCCTACCTAATGTTAATTACATGGGCTATTGTAAACATAAAGATTTATTAGCCAAACTACATGAATATGATGCCAATATTTTTCCTTCTATATGGGAAGAAACGTTTTGTATTTCGGCTATGGAATCCTTAGCAGCGGGTCTGGTCTTATTAACCACGGACCTCGGCGCTATTCCTGAAACGTGCGCAGAATTTCCTATCTATGTTCCTTATACTTCCGACTATAAAGCTTTAACCGAAAGATTTACGGCAGGTATTCAAGGGATTCAATCCATGTTTAAGAATGATATTAATGATATATTAGATTTTCAAAAAGCATATTATAAAAAATTCTATGATTGGAATGTTATAGGAATGTTTTGGAAACGATTTTTACTCGGAGCTTACCGTGACAAAAGAACAACTATTAAAAAAAGAAACGAAATCTAGAATTAGCTTAATGGTAGCTACCCCGTGCTATGACACGGTGCAACTACACTATTGCAAATCCATCTTAGATTTACAAAAAGAATGTCTATTAAATGGTTATCATATTACTTTTCAAATACTTAAAAGTAGTTTAGTTACTCAAGGACGTAATTTAGCAGTTTCGTCTTTCCTCAATTCTTCTTGTACTCATTTTTTATTTATTGATTCGGACATATCCTTTAATACTCGATCTATTTTTAGATTATTACATTGTGATCATGAACTGAGTTGTATTGCTTATCCGATGAAAACTATAAATCAAAACAAATTTAGAGAGGATCTAAAGCGTCGTCCGGATGATGATGTAGAAACAATGGGATTAACCTTTCCCATTCATGTTAAAGATACTGATAATATTAAAATTAAAGATGGGTGGATAGAATTACATAGAGCACCAGCGGGATGTATGATGATACAACGTTCTGTGTTTACGAAGTTAGTCAAGGAATACCCTAAACTTACTATTAAACAAGACCAAGTTATAGATGGTAAGATGGTAAGAAGACCTAATTTTTATAACTTTTTTGATACTTATTATAATCAAGAAGAAGAAACTTACTTAGGGGAAGATTTTTATTTCTGTAAATTATGGACTGATGTAGGCGGTAAAATACATGCCTTAGTCGATGAATACATTACCCATACGGGAGAGAAGTCTTATATAGGTAAATTAAAAGATGAGCTAACTGCGGTATGATATTGATATACGACACATTTATAGGTAAAATGGTACATACAATAGATATTTATTATTATGGATCCATTAACATTAGCTTTGGCCACATTTGGCGTACAAAAACTTAGAGGAAAATCAACAGGAAGATCATTTAGAGACGCCTTTTTAGTAGGAGGTGGTTCTGCTGCTATTGGAGCAATGGGTGGTGCTGGTATGGGTGTAGGACAAGGCGCACCTTTTAGTGGAATAAAAAATTTGTGGGGATCACCTGGTCAAGCAGGGTCTAGAGTAGGAGAAAATTTTGTTCCATATAAAGAAGCAACTGGACTGCAGAAATGGATGCCTAAAGCAAAAGGTTGGTGGAATAAACAAGGGACTGCAGCTAAGCTAGGTTATGGAACAGCAGCAGCTGTAGGAATAGGAGAAATGTTTAAAGGAGATGATCCTAAACCACCTTTCACTGAAGAAGATTATAAAAAAGCATACGAGAAACAATCTCAAGCACATAAAGGAATAGGAGACTATGCTAGTAACTGGAGCGCAGTACCTTCCTTATATTCAAATCAAAATGTTTATACTTATAACACTGGTGGTCTAGCTAGTGTTAAAAAATTTAATCAAGGAGGAGTTAATTATCTTCCATCTAAAACTACACACGATGAAAAAGATACACAAAATTATATAAGAGCTGGAGGCTATTTAGAGGATCCCCAAGGAGATAAAGACGAAGATACTATCCTAGCTCAATTAGCAGATGGTGAATTTGTATCTAGAGCAGATGCTATATTAGGCGCCGGTATTTTAGAAGGAGCTTCTATAGCGGATAGAAAAGAAATGAGAAAGAAAGGTGCAACTTTCTTTTATGATCAACAAAAGAAATTTAAAAGGATATTTGATTTATTAGATGCAAGCGAAAAAACAAAACATTAATAAAGTAATAGAAGTATTAGCTATTGCGCCCAAGGACGTAGATAATATGTGGCCTTTAGTTGAATTTCAAATTAAAGAATCTTTAAAATATGGCGGAGGCTGGGCAGAGTCTTCTCATATTAAAGCTAACTGTAAAAAAGACACTAACCAATTGTTTATTATATATGGATCAGATGATGGCCTAGAGAATAAAGTATTTGGTGTAATGGTTACACAATTTATGAAGTTGCCTAACTTTAAAGAATACCAAGTATTAATATTAACAGGTAAACATTATAAATTATGGGTAGATAAAATTATTAAAGCCATCGAAGAGATGGGTAAATTAAATGGCTGTAAACGAATCAGCGTTCAAGGTCGTCCGGGATATTTAAAAAGTGTTATTCCGCACGGTTGGAAAGTAAAACATTATCACTTTGTTAAGGAGTTAGTATGAGTTTCTTTGGCTGGGGTGGCGGCGGAGGCGGCGGTGGAGGATCCACAACCGGGACGCAAACAAACATTGCAAGAGAAGCACCAGGAGTAGAGTCGCGTAAACTAGCACTCTATGATGAAGCTTTAAACTTAGCAAAAAAACCTATAAGCTTACCAGCTTATCAAACGGCTAAACCTTCTCAATTACAACAAGATGCATTTACAGATGCGGGAGTTACAGGAGTAGGACTTCCTCAATTAGCACAAGGAATAGGAGCCATAGGAGCAGCTCAAACTTTAGCGGGTGGCTTACCTGCAACAGGAGCTGGAAGTGTTGCTTCTTTTATGAATCCTTACCAAACTTATGTAACTGATGAAATAAATAGACAGGCTCAAATGAGACAAAATCAATTGTCAGCAGAAGCTGTTCAATCAGGAGCGTTTGGTGGAGCAAGACAAGGAGTAGCATCAGCAGAATTAGATAGAGGAAGACTAGCACAAATAGGACAAGTTAGTGCAGGAATGTACGGTCAAGCTTTAGGTGCAGCTCAAGCACAACAAAGACTAGGTGTAACGACAGGTATGCAAGCAGCCCAACAATATGGAGTAGCTGGAGCCCAAGCACAACAAATGCAAATGGGAGATATTCAAAGTCAAATGCAAGCAGGCGGAATTCAACAACAATTAGCACAACAAGCTTTAAGTGCACAAAGACAAACACAAATGGCAAGAGCTTATGAGCCATATCAAAGAATGGAATTCATGAAAGGTATGATGACCAACCTTCCAACATCAGCTAGTCAAATTACAGCAACCACAGGTCCAGGAGTTAATCCATTAGCCCAAGCAGCCGGTGCAGGTATTGGAGCTTATGCTGCTTACAACATGGTAAACAGACCGGCAAGTAATATCAATATCGGAAAAGTATAGAGGTGAGAGATGAATGATCCAGTCTTAAACCGAAAAATGTTTAGGCACGCAGCCCAAATTAAACATAATAAAATTCCTAAATATCAAATGGGAACTCCACCAGGTGGTGTTCCGCAAAGTCCTTTTACTATGGGAGGAATGCAACAAGCGGGGGGTTCTCTAATACCTAGAAGAAATTTTGTAAAAGATTTAACTTGGTTAGCTGGAGGTGGAAAATTTAAAACGGCTTGGGGTGGACTTAAAGGCGCTTATAAATATGGAATGCCTTATGCTAAAGCAGGTGTAGAAAAAACTGGTATTGGTCCTTTAGTGAGAAACCTCTTAGGTACAAGAACAAGTTGGACAGGAAAAAAAGCAACTCAACTTGCTAAAAATTATCCTAAAACTTATGGAGCAACTAAAATAGGAGTAGGAGGTGCTTTGGTAGGTAGCGGAGCTAAAACTATGTATGATGCATCAAGAGAAGGAGACCCTGGTAAGTTTGCATTAGGAGCTGGAGAAGCATTATTAGGTCCAGGATTGCTTACAAGAGGAGCACAACTTTTTAACTGGGGTAGAAAAGGAACGGACAAAGGAATTAAAGCTTTTAAAAAGGCTACTAAAATGAAAAAAGGATGGGAAAAATCTAAATTAAGTTCGGGATGGCTTTCGATGCCATTAATTTTTGGTGGAGCAGCCACAATGAAAGACCCAGAGACTGGAGCAGCAGTCCAACTAAGTGATGATGAACAAAATTTAATTATGAACATTGCTCAGAAAGTAGCAATCGAAGCAGGAGCTAACGAGATTACTCAAGAGCATGTGGATCAAGCAGTACAGATTTGGCAAACAGATTTTGCAGTAAAAGAAGGACAAACAGGAGTAGAAGGAGATTATGATAGAAATAATCCTAATGAAATGAATATTCTAACTGCTGAAACTATTCCACCATCAGGAGGAACACCACTTAATGAAGATGAAGCCGCAATATTAGAAGGACAAAAACTTAAAGATGGAGAGACACAAGCTAAAGTTTTAAAAGAAGAATTTAACTCAGCTGATCTTTCAACTAAAGATAAATTTTTACAATTTAGAAATCAAATTACTGACCTAACTGGTGCTCAAGGTAATGATAGAGATTTATTATTAATGAAACTAGCATCGGGAATGATGTCTAATAAGTCTGGAGAAAAAGGATTAAAAGGATTCTTAGATGTTGTAGGACAATCTACAGGTCCAGTAGTCGATACAGCTATTGCATTAAATCAATCCCAAAGACAATTTGATAAAGATTTAGCTGTTGCTTTCTTAAAAGCACAAGAAGAAAATAAACCAGGTGCACAAAAAGTAGTAGGAGCTACTCAATATATGTTAGTTGATGATCCTGATGCTCTATATGGTCAACGAGTTGTTCAAGTTAGAGAAGATGATCAAACTGGTGGCTGGTTACAAATGAACCAAGACGCATCAGGTAATATAACTTGGACGCCTTTAGTGGGACAAAACCCTAGAGCTTTAGAAACTTCAGCAGCAACGCAACACAAAATGAGAGTGAAGTTAAGTAGTGCTGCAACTGGATTACAGTATGTTAATTATGTCCTAAACGCTCCTGATGAAGTCCTAGGTTACAAAGGGGGATGGAAATTAATTACAGAAGATTACAAAGGAGCTTTGGATAACTACCAATCTTACGAGAATAAATATACCCAAGGTATGAATATGGATGCCTTCATTCAAAATGATATTTTAGCCCAATCTAATTTATCAGATAGACAAATAACTGTAGGTGGTAAATTTGGTGTAGGTGGTGAGAAAATGACTGAAGCGGAATGGATTATGAGAGAATATAATAATGATGTTACCGAAGCTAGAAAAGAAGTAATGGACAAGTACAATGGTAAAGTAGACCAACAAACATTGGATCAACTAATGCAGGTAGCCCTAATTGAAACAAGATTAAAATATATTATTGCAAACGCTAACAAATCAGAAGACCGATTAACTAAGTGGGATATTGAAGCAGCAGCTGAAAGAACAGGTGCATTAGGTATAATTCCTAGACCATTTAAAAACCAAAACGTAACAGCTAAGACAATTAAATCAGCATACAGAGCGCTTCAAGCTCAATTGATTGGAAGCTTTAATAGTGACGCTCAGTTGTACCAACAATCAGGTGGTAACAATTCATTCTTAGAATCATTTGTTGTTATTCCATATATTAATCAATGGAAAATGGGTAACGCGGCACAACAAATAGATGAAGCAGAGACAACGGATATTTTAACTACCATTCCAGTACCGGGGGAATAATGGCATCAATAGCAGCATTACAAAAAGCACTAGATAATAATGCAATAGATGTTTCTACTTTAAGTAGAGAACAATTAATGGGATTAGACAAAGGTTTCAAAAGTGGAATACTAAAAGGCTACCCTAATGTAGGCGCTATGATGGAAGAGCAAGGAGCAGCGGCACAAACATTAGCTAAAGATAAAGAGGCACAGCTTAGACCTTTTGAAGCTGCCACAGGATTAAAAAGATTAGACTTTGAATTAGTAGGAGATGTAGCTGGAAGTTTAATGCCTTACATTCAGGATAGAAATAAAATAGCTCAGGCATTTATTTCATCAGGAGGTAGAGCGAACTATGGATTAGCTAATTTAGGAAACAACTCTTACAAAATGTCTAACCTTGCATCTAAAATAATGATGAGATCTCCCGCAGGTAAGATGGTAGGTCTTCTTGGAAGAACTGCAGCAGTGTGGAATAGAGTTGCAAGAGGAATTGATAAAGCACAACAACAAGTTAAGTATGGAATGGGAATGAAAGGTGGTAGAATGTACGCCGCTCCTAGCCAGCTTTTACAAACAGAATTAAAATCACAAGGTCTTGGTATGGCAGGAGCTGGAATGGGATCTATTACCTATGGAGTTGCTGAAGCCCTTACCGATACAGGTGGTGCAACACATGAAGATTTAGCTAGAGTAAGTGAAAATGATATAGATAAACTTTCACCTGTAGAGCAAGAGATTGTTCACGCAAATAAAGCTATGTCTAATGCAATGATATTTAATGCAGGTGGCTTTTTATTAATGCCTTTGTTAGGTGGAATAGGAAGTTGGACTAAAGGAATTTTAGGTATGAAAGGTAAGCAGGCAGAAATTATTGCAACCAATGCTTACAAGTATGGTTATGATACTAACTTATCAGCAGTAATGAATGAAAATCACGGAGCCTTTGCTGGATTTGTTAGACAATTTAATAAATCAGTTGGAGTATTTCCCTGGATAGCAGGTAAGCGTCAAAAATTTAGAAACAATTTAGAAGTTCAATTCTATAATAATTATTTAAATAATATTAATTCAGCTGTTCCTATGTCACATGCTCAACTATTAGCACTAGGATCAGTTCCTCAATTTAGAAGAAACTTTCAAGAAATGTTTAATGTTATTTCTACTAAATATGAAAAAGTATTAGACGCTACTAAGTATCACGGCTTAGAAGAGTTAAACATTGTTCCAACTAAACATGTTGGAGTATGGGCAGATGAAGTATTAAAAAGATTACAAGCTCAATACCCTCAGTTGTATGGAGAGATGCAAGGTTTAACTGCTAGAGTAGGAGCACAGTCTCCGGTAACAGAATTTGATGATCCATTAGTAGCTTTTATAAAAGAATTAAAATGGTTAACACAAAACGATCGTAATATCACTGCCCAACAAGCTATAGGTTTACAAAAAATGTTAACTAAAGTTTTACCTAGTACTAAGATTGAAGACCCTCGAAGTTTTGTTCAAGCTTTAAGAACAGCTTTAGAAAAAGATTGGGCATCTATTGGTGGGGGAAACCCAATGCAAGAATTATTAAAGTCTAGCGCAGTTAAAAAATCTTATGACAGTATAGTAACACAAGGCGGAGCAGAAGCAGGAGAACAATACATTGGGAAGATTATGAAAGGAATTGATGAAGTACAAAAAGCTCAACTAGACGCTAATAGTTTTTTCCATAATTCTATTATGCCTTACTACTCTCCTACTGCAAAAAATATACGTAAAGTAGATTCAGAAATTTTTACTAACTTAGGTTTAGTAGGAATAACTGGAAGAGCAACTATTAATCCTG